ACCAGAAGATAAGAAACTAGAATTTCCAAATACTGATGTGAAATTTAAACTCAGTAAGGTAGATTTTGACCAGACTATCAAGGCAGCTTCCGTTCTTGGTCTTCCTCATGTTTGTTTTGCTGGTAATGGACAAGCAATTCAAATTGTGGCTACTGATGTGAATAACTCATCTTCTGATGAATTCAAATCAGAAGTTGGTACAACGTCTAAAACCTTCAATATGGTTTACAAGATAGAAAATCTTAAACTATTTTCTGGAGATTATGATGTTGAACTTACTTCAAGAATTACTAAATTTTCACACTCTTCAACTAATTTACAATACTACATTGCTTCTGAATCTGATTCTACATTTGGGGAGTAATCATGTCTCAAATTCGTGAAGATTTTCTTTGGTGCGAAAAATGGCGACCTACTAAGGTTGCAGATTGTGTTTTGCCCAGTGATTTAGAAGAACCATTTCTTGAATATGTTGAAAGTGGAAAAGTCCCAAATGTAATTTTTGCTGGGAAACCTGGTACTGGTAAGACTACTGTTGCTAGAGCTCTTTGTGATGAAACCAATACTGACTACTTGATAGTTAATGGTTCTGACGAGGGTCGAAACATAGATACTGTTAGAACTACATTGAATCAATTTTGTAGTTCAGTTTCTATGACAGGAAACCGCAAGGCTATAATTATGGATGAGGGGGATTACATGAACCCTGATTCTGTACAACCTGCATTAAGAGGATTCATTGAAAAATTTGGAAATAATGTTTCTTTTCTTTTTACTTGTAACTATCCTAACCGTATTATTGATCCCATCCATTCCCGTTGTGCTGTCTTTGATTTTGTAATTCCAAATAATGAAAAACCAAAGATTGCTGAACAATATCTTCATTTATGTGAAAAGATACTTGAAAGTGAAAATGTAGAATTTGACCGCAAGGTATTGGTTGAACTTATCATGAAACACTTTCCAGATTTCAGGAGAGTACTGAATGAGCTTCAGCGGTATTCTGCTTCTGGTAAAATTGATATTGGTATTCTTTCAAGTTTGGAAGAAATTAATGTTGGTCAATTGGTTGATTGTTTGAGGGGTAAGAAATTTTCAGAGATGAGAAAATGGACTAATCAGAACTTAGATCAAGACTCCACTAGAATTTTTAGAAAATTGTATGATAATTTAAGTTCTCATTTGAAGCAACAGTCTATTCCCCAAGCAGTTCTTATTATTGCTGATTATCAATATAAGTCAGCATTTGTGGCAGACCAAGAAATCAATATGGTTGCTTGTTTAACAGAAATTATGGTAGAATGTGAATTTAAATAATTATGATTACAAGGCATTAGAATTCATCATGAAATTTGATTTTGAAGTAAAAGAAATTCATAAGGTTTATGCTATTGACTTTGTACAAAAGTTTCATTACTCACCAGTAATGCCTAAACTCACAAAATACTTTCTAGGATTTTTTATTGATGGAGACTTAAAAGGAGTATTGACATTGGGTTGGGGAACACAACCAAGACAAACTATTAACAAAATGTTTCCCGGCTTAACATCAAAAGATTACTATGAGATTGGAAAAATGTGTATGGATGATGACATGCCTCGGAATTCCGAAAGTCAAATGATTTCAGCCACAGTTCGATGGATAAAGAAAAATACAGATTGTCTTTTCCTCTATACAATGGCTGATGGAATAATGGGAAAATGTGGTTATGTATATCAAGCCTCTAATTTTTATTTTGGTGAAAGTTATTGGACTCCTGTATATCTCATGGAAAATGGTGAAAAGTTACATCCAAGGTCTACTAAAGAATTATGTAAAGAAAATGCAAAATTTTTAGGAAAAGAGAAAGTATTTTGGATGACTTCTGATTTTATGAAACATAAAGGTATCAAAAAGATTAATGGTTTGATGTTTAGATACATATATCCATTGAATAAAACTGCTAAGAAATTGATGAAAAGGGGTTCTACATTAGATTGGTCAAAAAATTATCCAAAAGAAAAAGATTTGGAGTGGATTGATGCTACTGATAGAACAGAAAAAAGATACATAGAAAAACCAAATTTTACATTTGAAGATGCTAAATATAATTTAAAAAATATTGGAGAGCATAGGGCGGAGTCTAATTTGAAGGAGTTTTTCAAATAAGGAAGAAATGCAGTTAGAAAAAGAAGATGCACTAAAATACTATAATGAATATATAGACTTCTTTGAAACTTTTCTTGGGGGTGATATTACTAATTATTATCGCTGGAAGAAAAGGCAAAGACTCATTGATATGGGATATTCTGATGATTGGTTAAAGGGGTCTTATGATATGTTCACTGGTGAAACTATTCCAAATGGTCCTCAAAAAGATCTATTCAATGATTTTTCTATGGAACCAAAAGACATGGAATTTGAGATTGTTCACTGTGTTCCTAAGAATCCTACTCCACAAGAAATTACTACAAACGCATACACTAAGCTGCTTGAGTTGACTGCATCATTTAATGCAGATAATTCTCCTGGAAGATCTACAAGACTTGCTATTAGAGAAAAGAATTCTGGTAAGTTTGTTGCCTTTATTAAATTGGGATCTCCAGTAATTAGTATGAGACCGAGGCATGAATATTTCAATGTTAAAAAAGTAGACCTTAAAACTTTGAATCAACATTGTCTTAACGGGTTTAACATAGTTCCAGCACAACCATTTGGATTTAATTGTCTTGGTGGTAAACTTGCTGCTTTAATTTGTGTTTGTCATGAAGTTCGGGAAATGTGGGATGATAAGTATGATGCGGATATTGTATTTTTTGAAACAACTTCTCTTTACGGGTCTATCAAAGGAAACAGCCAATATGATGGGCTGAAACCTTTGATTCGATATAGAGGTGATACTGAAAGCAAATTGATGATGAACCTTTCAGATGAAAAATACAAGACAATGAGAGATGAAATTCAAGACAAGTATAATGATGGTGAACAGCTGGTTCCAGATACACAGGAAATTCCTACTAGTAGAAAGATGAGAACTCAGGCTAAGATGCTTTCATATCTCAAAGAAAGTTTGAAAGTTTATGATATGGATAAGTACTCTCATTTGTCAAAAGTGATAAAAGATAAGATGGCAATTACTACTCAAAAGCGCTATTATACTTCAGACTTTGGGTATACTAATTCAGTTGATTATATGTTGGGAAAGACTAAGACTTTGATAAAGGGCGTAAATTATGATAAATTTACATTTGATAAAGTGGTAGAATTTTGGAGGAAAAAAGCACAAAAGAGATATGAAAATCTCAAAGCAGATGGTAGGCTGCGTGATGAACTAGAATTTTGGACTCCAAAATCTATAGACACGATTGATATTATAAGATGAACACAATAGAAGGATTATTTGGAGAAAATTTTAAACCTCAGAAAACATTGAGAATTTTAGTTTATCCAAACATTACTTATGCTAAAGATTTAGAAAAAGATAGTTATATTCAAGTAATCTATTCTATGATTACTGAAATGAATAAAATCAGGGATGATCTATTTTTCTATTTGGTAATGCCGAAACATATGATGATGTTTTCTTCTGCGTTTCCAAATACTCATCAATTTATTGTACCTTGTCCAAGCTATCCTCAAAATATGAGGATGCATTTTAATGTAAAAGATTTTGATATAATAAGACATAGGAAATGGGATTTTGATTTAATATTTTCACATTTACCTGAACATACTCTTAACATTAAAAATGTTTTATATAATACTAGTTCGCATAATCCTCCGGTTGTTGGGTATTGTCATTGGTTTGATATTAAGGATGTGGTTGTATCTTCCATGCACGCTTTTAATTACAACTTGATTGGAATATTGGAAATGAAGCGGTGCTATTTGAATACTCAAGCACAGAAAGAATTGGTGTTACAAGAAGCAGGTAAGATTTTGAGTATATACAATTGTAAAAAATTAGATGAGATTTTGACAGTACAACATCCTGGAATTAGAAGAAGTGATGTGGTTGATACCACTGCGATGGAGAAAAAGACTGAAAAGAAAATTGTTTTTAATCATCGGCCAGCCACATACAAGGATTTTGATAACTTTATAAAAACCACAGACGAATTGTGGAAACAGAGACAAGATTTTAAGGTGTGGATTCCACTTTTAGATTCTTCAACTAGACCTTACATATATGTTGACAAATTTGATAAAATGGAGTATTATAATGAATTAAGGAGATGTAGAGTTGGTTATTCTCCAATGCAACAATATGGTGGATGGTCAGTTGCGACTACTGATGGTATTATGAAGGGTACACCATTCATTATGTATGACGCTCCATATTACAAAGAGTTAAATCCTACTGGAGACTTTTTTAAGAATAATGATGAAGCAATTAAATTACTTAATTTGTATTTGGATGATCAACCTCACAGAAACAGTCAAGCAGAAGTTGGTTTGGAGCATCTTAAAAATAATTTGATATATGAAAATGAAATGAAAGATATGTTGAAATATTTTGATCAACTGGTTTCTGCTGAAAAGAGTGTTACTGATCGCTCTAAAAGATTGAAGGAAATGGAAGAACGTGTGGAAAAAGAGGGCAGAGTATCTAAAGAAAAATTAACAGAGTGGATTAAAAATGATAGACCATATGGGGTGGCATTAACGCCATATAGACGGGCATTGCTCAAACACCCAAACATCTATGATTCTGATGGTATAGAACCTCAATATATTTGGAAAAAGGAATGACAGACTGTTTAGATTATAAGGGAAATACATTTTATTTCCACATAGGAGAAAGACAAACAGCGAGAGAATTGGTTCTGAAGTATCATTATTCAGGTAGATGTCATGAAAATCCAATACTTGTTGGAAGTCTCCATTTTGGGGGCGGTGGATTATATGGTGATAAGGGAGAACTGGTAGCTACTTGTATTTTTTCTCAATCCAATAATAATACTTGGTCACTCAAAAAAGTTAATCTGATTGAACTTGTAAGATTGTGTAGGAAAGAAGATGTTCAAGTTCCCCTGAGTTGGTTGGTTTCTCGCACGGTAAAAGAAGTGAAAAAGTTGGGAAGATTTGACATAGCAATTTCATATGCTGATGCGACACAAGATCATCATGGCGGAATCTATCAAGCATGTTCATGGAATTTTCATACATATAGACAACCAAAAGAAGATGGTTTAATAATTGATGGAAAATTTGTTCCTAAGAGATCAGTATCTACTCGCTATGGTACATACAGAAGAGATAAATTGGGCGAAATGTTTGATGAAGTAAAACAAGAAACACTCTATGGTACAGAAGTAAAAACTATTGAATGGGGATCTCATGTAGATAAAGGAAAATATATGTACTGGATTCCATTAAACAAAACAGGAAAAAAGATAGCTAAACGGGTGTTGAACTTTGAAACTAATGAATACCCAAAACCAAAACTTAGTTGAATTACTTTTTGAAAATGATGAGTTAGACCTTACTAAAGCTAATGTTAAAGATTTTGTTGTTAAACCATCGAACCTAAGAGTAACAAGAGCGTTCATTGAAAAATGGCACTATTCAAGAAATGTTAATGGCTTGCGAATTTCACAAGTCTTTGGACTTTTTCATGAAAAGAATTTGATAGGGGCGATGATTTATGGCGCTCTTGGGATGGCTAATAACTGGAAAAAGTTTGTTGAGGCGGAAAGCAAAGTTGTAGAATTGAAAAGACTTTGTTGTATTGACAAGACTCCAAAGAATACAGAAAGTTATTTCATTGGTAAAACTTTAAGATGGATGAAACAAAATAGTGATTATGATTTGGTTGTGTCATATGCTGATACATATTATGGTCATGAAGGAATCATTTATAAAGCATCAAATTTCAAGCATATGGGACTGACAACAAAAGGAAAAGTGATTGACTATAATGAGCGATATTACCACGATAAATGTATTAGAACTTATTATACTAACAAAGATGGAGAAAAGGTGATTAAACCATTTGCTCAGAAAATCAAAGGTGCGTTAGAAACTGGTGAAGCAAAGTATGTGGAAATGCCAGAAAAACATATTTACATTTATTCATTAAAAAATTGAAAATGTGGAAAGATAATAAATTTGATCCAAGTGCTACTCTTTTTGAAGATGAAGAGCAACTGAAAATTTGTAAGAATTGTGGTCCACTCCCTTTAGAGAATTTTTCTGATGATGGAAAATATGAAAAACTTTGTATGAATTGTGAAGCAGAAAGTAGGAGTAAAAAAGATTCCAAGTACAATCGTGGAGAACGTCGAAAAATCACGAATGAAATAAGATGGGAAAATCAGCCTTGGGAAAAGGTTCATAATAATATATCTGGAGTATTCCATTTAGTTCCTTATGATAGACCTATGTGGCGAGAGCACATGGAATCATTATTTGAATCTTGGATGAATTGGGATAATAATGGAAAAGGTGAGGGAACTTGGCAAATAGAACATAAAATACCAAGATCATTTTTTGGTCCACATTTTAAAGAACCATATGATTCATGTAAGCAATTTCAAAAATGTTGGTGTTTAGAAAATTTGAAGCCATTTGATTCTGAACGTAATAATGCAAAAAGAGATACATTATTTTTACCTGAGGGGGTCGCTTCACCAGCTATTTTACTTGAATGTTCTTTAGAAGAATTCAAAGAATTGATGAAAAATTGGAAGGATTGAAATGAGTCCAAGACAAACAGCTATAAAGAACGGCGATAAATTCTATGAAGGAAGGCCGTGTTTACAAAAGGGACATACAAAAAGGTATACATCAGATAGTAGATGTGTAGAATGTAAAAGAATAATAGATGCTAAAACTTATCGAAGAGATAAAGAAAAAATACTAAAGAGGAATAAAATAAGATATGCTACGCCAGAATATAAGAAACGACATACTGAATGGAAGATGAAACGATATCACTCAAACCCAGTATATAGAAACAAAGATATTTTAAGGAAACAGTTACTCAATTTTTTTAAACAAGTGGGTGGTGAAAAAGAAGAAAAAACACACATATTACTTGGATACTCACCTAAAGAATTTTGTGTACACATAGAGTCGTTATTTAAGAATGGAACGACATGGGAAAATCAAGGGAAATGGCATATAGATCATCGAATACCTATGTCATATTTCACTTCAATAGATCAACTTAGAGAATGTTTTGCATTAGAAAATCTCAAACCAGAGTGGGGAGAGTGGAACATGAGTAAGGGAAATAGATTTATAGGTTAAAAAGGTTGACAAATCCTAATAATATGTTATAATATTATTATAGTTAAATTGCGAGCATCGTATAAAGGTAATACTTCAGGTTTCCAAC